ATTGTCTTGCAAACTTGCTTGCCATTTACTTCATGACAAACCTTCTTTAGTTCCCCTCCAGCATACGCATTGACACTAAAGGCAGCGATTACTGCAAACATAGTTAGATTACGCATGATTAAATCTCCGGTTCAGGTGCGGGTGGTGGTGCTTTCTTTCCATCAAAACCAATAATTGTTTTCGGTGCTTCTTCTGTTTTAAGAACAGGCTCAACACGAGCAGGACTCTTTGGTGGCGTATCTGCCCAATCGCTAGACTTAGAAACTCCCGGTGGAGGATCAATTAACTTGGCGACACCATCTTTACCTTTGATGGCAAGCAGAGTTGCCAATGCGCCCAATATGTATTTAGACATATCGGAGAGCAACATAAAGAACTGCTTGTCTGCTGGCGCAATGCCTACCATCGGCTGTGTAACGAACACAACTGAATACATCGCCAATGAACTCATCATCAATAGAACTACACAGAATGTGCCGCCAATAATTAACTTGATGACTGAATCAATTTGATCAGGAGTCCATTTCATTTTTGTTCCTCCGGCTTAAAGTCAGACGATGGCACAAGTTGATCAGGGCAAGTACCTGTTAATGCACAAGTCGGTCTTTGACATTCTGGCTTGTTCCAATTCTTATTGTCTTGGCATGGATATCTAAATCGATCTTCACAACCATTAAGCCATACGAGTATCAACGCCAATAGCGTTAAGCGCAATTTCATAGTGATGCTCCCTGTCTGCAAGTCCTATGGTTCCACCATTGATACGTTTGGTTAAGTTGAGAATATCTCCAGCGTCAGCAAACTTATTTAGATTATTGGTTTCCCAAAACCAGCAAGCAGATTGTGCCGCGCCTTCAAACGTCATCAAGTAATCTGGAACGTCATTGATATTCATTTCTAAACTATCAGCGAATGCTTGATAATTATTTCTGCCAGTTAATTGAATCAATCCTCTGCCGCAAAATCGAAAGCCATCGCCACTAGCCTCATCACGATTGCCCATACGGTTAGCGTAAACACGGTTTGCAATAGCAGCTTGTTTGTTTGGTTTTGCTGCATACATCTTGGCTATATCGTCATTCGGAAAATACTTTGGGAATATCTTGCGTAGTGTTTCCCACTTGTAATTTAGATTCTCTTTCAGCACCATGAATCCACCAGACTCATGAGCGCATTGCGCGACGAAAGCAGCAATTCTTTTTGGCGTATTGATATCGTAATCAGGCAACAGTTGCATCAATGCAATATGCCAATCCTCTACATACGGATTCTTAGGCAGCATAACTTTTAGTTGATGTAATGTCAGCATCAATTGCCCCTATAGTATTGACGTTCTTCTTGTATCTCTTGTCGTAGTTGTTTCATTCTTTTTACTTCATGAACCGCTGCTTGCGTTGCGTAATACATATCGTAGTACATGAAAGCTAATACAGGCATCACAATAAAGAACATTAAGATCACAGACATGACCACAACAATCAAAGACCAAGGGACATCTTCTGAATCGCGCTTCTCGTTATTAGCCACATTAGTCCCACCGCCCATGCTATTACGAACACGACTGCTCCAATCCATACCAGACGCGCCTTGAGCCTGCTTATTGCCCTTCTGCGTTGCCATTTAGCCGCCTGTATCTTTCTTGTTTCTATTGCCAGCGCATCGGCTTGTTCATTCTGAATATCAGTCCATGCTTTCTCAAACTTAGACCACACAGACCCCAACTCCGGTGGCGTGTTATAAACCATCTGCTCTCGTACTTGTGCAAGCATCTCGTTTAATTTTGACTCTAGCCTGATACGCTCTAATGCTCTACGACCTAGAGACAAATCACCTCTATACACTTCTTTTGATGCTGCTTCACTCTGTATATACAGCGCAGCCAATGCCTCGTATTGATCAATGAATGTGCCAAGATTGCTCCATATGTCATTCAGTACATCATCTGGAGTAGTCTTTGCAATCTCTTGTACTTTCTTTACTTCTTCGTTGTATTGCTTCTTCTGTTCTGGACTAGGATCAACTATCTTGTGATACTGTTCCTTTAGATCTTTTAGTACACCGCTTACATCGCCGCTTGTACTCTTAATCTGCTTGTATAGATCAACTCCTTTTTTTGCCAGATCAATTGCTGTAGTACAGGCTTTATATGCCGCAGCAATTGTGATCGGATCAAGCACATCAGAACAAGTGCAACTGCTTTTTCATCGCAATAATTTCTTCATGCAAGGCATGGTTCGCTTCCTCACACTTACGGTTCTGCTCCTCTACGGTAGCCAGCCGTTCCGATAGGCGCGTGACTTCCTCGCGTAATGTAGCGATGACCTGTTGCCATGCTGCATCAGTAACATCAGCGGCTTTATTGATACGATTATCAGATTTAATTTTCTGATACATACCCCATGCGCCAGCACCGATGCCGCCAATACCGACTGCAATTTTTGTGAGCAAATCTTCCATGATTAATGAGGGCTATGATTTTGACTTAGCATCTGAACCTGTGGATCAGCTTGTGTTTTAATTGCACCAATCACATGAGCAACCTGCTTGAATGGTAATTCATATAGTGCCGCCATGATAATGTTTAGTTCATTGATATTCAATTTCAAAATGATTTCTTCTTTCATGGCAATTCTTCTCTTTCAATATCTTGCGGAATAGATTGATTCTCGTTAGCAATTCTTGCCTCATAATCAATAGGCAAGACATTGGGATATATTGAGTTCAGATAGTCAACTTCATCCCTCGTTAATTCTTTCCCTACTAAACTTTTTACTGGAATAGATTGTTTGAAAATATGGACAAACAATCCTTCTTCCCCGCGATCTTCAATGGCTCTTAGCATTATCCTGTCCTATACCAAGCGTTAGCTGAAGTTACATAGGTGTACTGCACATAAGCACCAGCAGCTAATGTAGTAATTGCTGGGCGAAAAGTTCCACCTGACAATGTAACTGTTGTAATTGCAGATCTTGCCGCGATGGTAATTTGTTGCCCATTGGTCAATCCGCTAGAGGGGAAAGCAAATGTATGTGACGCAATAGTTGCCGTATGGTCACATATCACAATAGACGTACTCGTTGTTAATGTAGTTGTCCCTGCTGCTGCTGGCGTAACTCCGGTTGGAGTATAGTGAACCGCGCCATCAAGAATTACATTGCCATTAAAAAAATTAGGCCAACTTGAATTTACATATACGCCATATTTTGTTCCGACTGTTCCTGTTTCTGTACTGGTTAAATACAAAAGATAAGCAGTTGTAATTCTTTTTTGTGCAACAGTAACCGCGACTTGTCCATAGAGTCCATATGCATTTACTATCCCAACAGATTGAGAAACATTGATTGCAGTTGATGCAACAGTTTGTGATGCTGATACTGTATAAGTACCTGCGCCGCCTGTGCCAGTTCCTAATGCTGTAATGGTTGTGCCAGCAGTAACGCCTGTTCCAGTAATAGTATCGCCGACCTTGAATCCAGCAACGACTGTACCGCCGATGGTTAATGTTGTGCCAGATATTGTGCTGGCTGTTGAAGTACCTTGCGCGCCACTTAAATGTGTATAACCAAGAACTCCATAAGCGTTTTGTATATTAGCTACATTGCCTTGTGATTGGGCATATCCATAGACACCGATAACATCACGCATTGCAAAATATCGCGCATCATCAGTATCATGAAATGCTCTGGCATAAGCTGCACATAACTGTCCATAACTTAAAGAATTATTACCAGAAGTTGTTGTTGTATATGCTTGAAAATATCCACCAAAATCATTTGAACTAAACGCAGCAGTATTTTGATTTTGATTAATTACATAACCATCATATCCATAATGATTCCTGTTTGCTGTTAATGCTTGAGCAGTAATAGTAAGGCCAAGTTCAACGCCTACTCTAGTCGAGTTCCCCGCCATGGATTCCATAGCGTTTATGATATATAAACTTGAATTTGGTGCTGAACCAAGGCCTAGATGATAAGCCTGTATATAGGCGTTGCGCGACCCTGCATCAGCATTGAAGTTATATACATTATTAGTTTCATCAAAAGTAATTGAATCAAATGCTCCGGAAGTTGGATCGCTGAAATAATGCTCCGGAACCATTCCTTGTAAAAAATAATAAGTATATGGTGAAGTGTTAGTATTATAAATAATAGGCAAATACTCTTGATTGCTAACGAACGCTCCTGCATTCCAAGCTATACCCATTGCACCGTTATAATTATCTGCGCTAAGTGTTGTTGGTAAAGATAATGAGTCAATTGCTAACGGAAGCATTTCTCCATCAGGCACAGTATGCCCTGTTAATTTGAGTGCATAAGTAGGCAGGTTGTCTACTGGCAGCTCATCAGTCTGCCTTGCACTTATATAAACTGGACCATGAAAGTTAGTATCTGTAAATTGATTGCTTATATTCCCTAACTTTTGTATTTTTATTGCGCCGGGAACAAGATGCATATTTGAAGCAGTAACTATATGTTCTCCACCTCCAACCGCAGTTATAGAATACCCGGGAATAACATAATAAGTTCCAGCATCTAAAAATTGTGTGAAATCAAATGTAATAGTTGTGCCACTATATGATCTATATACTATTTCCTTAACTCCAACTACTGTAGTGCTAACTAGAAAAATTGATCCAGCAGAAGCCAATCTAATGTCATTTGTTTTATTTATAGTTAATGTGTTGTAACTATTTGATACGGCTATTGTTGCTGTTGGAAGATCATTATTATCAACAATCACTTTAGAATATCCAGACCATGTAGCCAGACCAGATACTCCATTAAAAAATTCGTATGCTAAACCTCCTGTATATTCACCTTGAGAAGTATATGTAAAAAGATCAGCAACATAATTATTGTGAATTGCTAGTGCTTGCCCTCCTGATCTTCTAAATCCATATCCAGCAGCACTTGTAATCCATTGAGAACCACCGGGATAACCACCAGTATCTGTTTGAAATCCCATTGCGAGAATTGGCAAAACAGCGTCACCTGAAGTTACAGACGCAAGTTCAATACCGCTTACACCTGTAAAGCTCGTGCTTGTTTTTCCAGTATATCGAGCAACTGAAATCCATTGTGGTTGAGTTTTGCTTACAATAAGCATAGCTCCTGAAGTTGGAAAATCTACTGTATCTAATACATTTAAGGTGTATGTTGCAGTTGGATCTCCTGTCGAAGTTATACCTGATGTTGCTATAGTTCCTAAATCCATTAATACATTTCCAACAAACATCTTTCCGCGTAATGCAGTAGCAGATATTTGTGTGGCTGTAATGCTGCCATCAACAATGATGTTGCCATCAATCTTGTTAGGCGTACCGCTCAACTGTGACGATAGTTCATAATCAGTTGGATCAATCTCTGAGATATAAGCGTATCGTATGTAATAGGTAGTAAGCGGAGTAAGATTGCCTAAAAGAATTGTGAAGGCATTGCCTGTATAGACTAGGTTTGCAGCGCTAGGTGTAAATCCATTGGTCATAGATGCCCATACCTGAACGGTAGTGAGATCATCCCTGTTTGGATTATCTAGCGTCAAGATTAATGACGCGATACTTGCTGTGACTGAAGCTGGCATCTTATGTAATCTTTGTAACAACTATTGAACCTAGAGCAGAAGCAGGAGAATAGTTACCAGACTTATCTCTCATGCGAACTGCGACTCTATATTTTGTTCCCGCCAATGTAAATCTAGGAGTCGGGAATTTATTCAAATCAATCTGTGCATTTCTTGTTGTGCTTTCAACTATCTGACAATCAACATCATTCCAAAAGTTATCAGTCGTACCATCAGGTATGCCCGGAGTCCCGACTTTGCCAATCTGAAATTCGTATTCATCAAAATCATTTGGCAATGTTGGCGCACTAACAATCGTAAATTCAAGAATAGATTTTTTACGATTAACAGTAACAGTTGCAGTAGCCATCGTCACAGGCGCAGTTACATCATGAATGAATGAAAAACTACTCGTAGAATAATTATTGTATGTATCGTAAGTTCTAATATAAAAAGTCGTAGCAGCAGTTGCAGATACATTCGTTAATCTAGCTGCTGATGCTCGTCCTTTATATAGATATCCTGTCGCTGTACCCCAATTCGTATTAGAGGTTCTTATCTCATATCCAGCCACATCAAATGTAGTGGGTGCGACATCATTCCAATCTAGTGCTAACTCAACTACAGTCTTTGTGGTTTTAACAATCGTCTGCGTTACAGCAGAAACATTGCTCGGACTATTTAGCGTTATGTTTACTGAGGTTGCATTTAAAGAATAATTTTTTAGTACATCAAATGCTTTTACAAAATAGGTATAAGTTCCCGGAACTTTGTTTACAAATTTATATTCGCTTGCTTTTCCTTTGAACAATGGTGCAGGACTTACCAATCCCCAATTAGCATTGGATGTTCTAACTTCATATCCATCTAAATCTGGTTCGGTATTATTAGCCCAATCTAATCTAACTTCATTTCCAGATTCCACCGCAGTCAATCCTGTTACTGATTGTGGCTTGCTTGTTTTGCCAACAACGGTATGATTACTTGATGTTTGCCACGGACCTACTCTACCTTCCATGCTGACATACCGTAGGCGCATTTTATAAGTTGCGCTTTCTTGTACGTCATCAAAAAAGATATCTGATACTTTGCCTACCTCAACAGTCTTTGTGCTTTCCCAATCATCACCTGTACTAGATGCAAGAATTATTTGTCCTTCAACATACTTGCAGGACTTAGGTAGATTTTTTGCATGGGAAAAAGTAACTCTAATTCTGTATTGATATTTACCCGGAGCCAGTACAACCAATACAGACTCATCACTCTTTAATGCAGTAATGGTTGGCTTAACTGTTATGACACTCTGCTCAATCTTAGGTGGCAAAGTAATCTTGCTACTGAAAGCAGGAATAGGCTCATCATCAACATCATAGACAGCCGGAGAGTAATCAACCAAAGTTAGTTTGGCGCAATAATTATCCATCGGCTCAATACTTTGAACCAATAAATCAACCGACTCTGAACTCAGAGAACCAAACATGAATAGATTGCCACCAGCACCTTCTGTCGCTGTGACGCTACTTGTCAGATCAATTGTTTGATAATAGCCATCAGATACTTTTGCCGCTACTGTTCGTGTTATTGATGTGCCATCTGCCAATCTAATTCTGATTGTGTATTGTGTGCTTGCATCCATAGGTACAAGCTCATCTAGTTCTAGCTGAGTACCAGTAATACGATTCTTAATTCTGCCTGTAGCAATACCCCACATAGGCACATCATGCGTGACCTTAACTCTATCGCCACGAGTACAAATTAAATGCTCCATATCAACATTTAATGTATATGTCTCTGGACGCAATTTAATTTGTGCAAGATGGAATCTAGCCATCTTAAATACTTGATCAGAATTGGTAACACCCGGAAGTGTCAATCCTTCAAAGTAGGTAGCATTCGCGCTTGTGTAGCCATCGTTATAGACAATGCGCTCATCAGGAATGTATCCTTTATCAGCATTAACAAACTGTACTCTGAAAGCATGAGGCATTTTTGGCAATGTCTTTACAGATTCAAAGCCCCATGAATTGTGCGGAGTAAAGAATTGCGCGATTGTATTATTAGGCCTATCAATAATGACAGTCCACTTGCCATCTCTAATAGTTGGGGATGCGCGACCAGCAGCACAAATATCTCTGAGGATATCTAATACGCTGCGTTGATCAGATATCACAGCATCATAAACATAGTCTTTTGTATTACAGAAATTATGCCAATCAATCAATGCTGGCAAATCAATTTCTGAATCACTTACAGCTTGTGCATTTGCAGGATGTTGCAATACATATCTAAATAAACTTGCAGGATTGCGAGTTGAATTCAGCACCCAATTAGTTGGATGTGCGCTAACGGTGACAACCCCAGCACCACTTAATGCAGGACTAGAAGCAAAAGTAACTCTAAATGTTTTAGCTGTTACATTGCTGACTGTATAGGTTCCATCTACACCAACGCCAGAAGTAAAGTCTAAGACAACACTATTTCCGTTTTCATATGGATGACCAGCATAGGTAATCACACAAGAATTACTTGTGGTAACGGATGCAAGACCTGTTGCAATATCATAGTCTTTACATACAGAAGTAACTAGCGCAGAGATACCATCAATCGATCCATTTAACTGATTAGTCGCTTTTACTTTTATTGCTGTGAGCGTGAGATTCTTTGGTGGAATTACAGGCTTAGTATTGTCAAATCCTGTAACTGTTAAAAAATACGCATCATGTAAACGAGTGTATTTAACACCGCCAGATGAAAAATCTTTTTCGCTTATATTTGTTCTTCTTACCCTTACTTCTTGTGCGCCATAAGGCACATCAAATGTCACATTGTATGTAAATGCTTTTTTAGAGATTGCATATTCTTCACCTGTATTACCTAGTAAAACATCATCACCACCAGCACGATCAATAGTACCTGCGGCAATGGTTGCCGTTAAGCCACTCATTGTAAGATTGCAACCAGTAATCGTATATGGAGATGCAGAACGACGATCAACAGTAGTATAGACATTCGATCCATAAAAACAGATTCTCCATATTTCAATTTCAGATGGAGGAATAGTAGGCAACCTTGCGTAGGTTAATGATAAAGGATCATATCCAATTCTAAAATTTTTCTGCCAAGTTAAAAGCCCACCAGATGGATTATTATTAACATCCGCAGTTAATGCGCCATTTCGTATTATTACTTTATTAAATGAATCAATAGAAATAATTGACCATCTAAAATATGGATCTGCTCTTCTACCATAAGGCCAGTGAGCTGTAGCTTTTGATAATTTAAGTTTAGATGAGACAACTGTATCGCGTACATCTTGCCATGCTGAAATAGGCAAGAGCGTATTATTGTCTAGTTGCCTAATCTGAACTTGACCTCTAAATGGAGCAACTGCTTCCTTACCTGCATTCTCCCCATCAAGAGTAATTCTCCGTAAACCTTCAGGGAAATGAAGATCAACTTTAACTTTGTTACATGGATCAGCAATTACTTTTTCTATAAATGCTGAAGCAATAACAGTATCGCAACTTACTGCGCCATCTGTGCCTGTCCATGGAATCGTAAATGTATCTGTGTCAACATAAGTTACTGTTGCTTCTATCAATACTGTGCCGCTTAAGTAAACTCTTACCTGCCATCCATTTGCAAACCCATGCGCTGCTGTTGTATTGATTGTGACTACATTACTTGTTCTTGTTGCTGAACTTACCGATGCAGACTTACATTCAAGCAAAAGATTAACTTGCTCTTGTGATGTATCTGTACCGTAAATCTTCTGAAACTTTGTAGCGTTATCAACTACACCATCATAGTCATTGATTGTGTCGTATTCAATTTCTTCTAATGTGTCTATCGGTACATCACCAACACGATAGTCATACACTTGCAAAGGAGCATATCCCCAACACAACAACATCTTGAGGTAACTTGTCGTAGCATTTGTCTCTACAAAATTGATTGCTGCCAGCGGTGGCGTATATTTGTATTGACCAAGAATTACAGGTATTGCTTCATACGGATAAGCGATATTGCTTCCAGCCTGTAATAGGTCTTGTCGTTTTACTGACAGATCAACGGTAGGAGTCTCTGGAATGCGAACTGGGAAAAGCGCATTGACCAACATATTCCCTGCTACAGTTAATGCAGCAGTTGCAGCTAATGCAGTCCATCCAGTTAATTGCGTATAAGTTGCTACTGCCCAAGGGGCAGCGACAGCAACAAAAATAAACCCAACAATTCTTAAGGCATCATCATCACCAGCTACAGCACGAAACTCTACTCGCGCTCCCTGATGTGGCTTTACTAACTCCCATTGATCTTTAGGAATTACTTTGCCATCAACCATCATCAATGCGTCATAAGGCATTGAAGTGGTTGTCTTTATATGATCCGCAATTTGTTTGATGTTCCAATCAGAAGGAACTAATCCGTCAATACGCTCATTGCGTAAAGGATGAATCAATCCACCAATGCTTGTGCTTTGTTCTTGTTGACGTTCTTTATATCTGCCATACGCAACAATACGATGTTTCCAAACGCCTGTAGTCAATCGCTCTACTGTAGCAGTTTGATTTCTCCTTACATGAAGAAACATCCCTGGACTTGTGACAACGCCAATATGAACTGGCTGGCCTTTGATTCTAAATAGGACAACATCACCAGAGCGAGGCTCAGTAACCTCTTGCCATCCTTCTTTATTAATGGCAATAATTTCTGCAATATGATCAACATCAGCCGCTTCGTATTCATCAACGAATGTCGGTAATGTGATATTGAATTGTTCTTTATAAATTAAGCGGACAAGACCCCAACAATCAGAGCCATCTTTATCTCTGCCTTTTTCCTTGTATGGAATACCAACATAATTATTCCACCAGTAATCCATCAGAAAAGCCCCGGAAAGTAGGAAGGTGTGAAAGTATGAGCAGGGAATGGCTCATTGACAAGCGAAGCAACGGTCAAGGTTGCAATGATTGAATCTGCATTGTATTGAATCCCACCAACCAAAAAATTAGGAAATGAAACTTCTACAGTATTCGGAGAAGTTTTCAAAACCAATTCAATCGTTGCATTCATTGTACTGGTCAAATTCCTAATTGTTGGTATTAGAAATCTAGTTACATCATTTATTCGTATTTGGCATTGTGGTATTTGATCAGAATCTTCAATTGGCAATGTCAGATTAAATGGCAGAAATAAATAATTATTTGATCTGCTAATTACTCCATAGGTAACTTCTGTATCTGTCTCAGAAATTCTTTGTGTGTAATTATCTGCAATGCGAACAGGAGGCGAAATACCTGTGCCAGTAAAAGTAATCAGCGTGATGAATGTATTGTCTGATTCTTGAGAAAGTAATGCAGCCTTAGCCGCTGCTGATAGAGAAGATAAGCGGCTCATGGAAGCACTTGTAAGGTCAAGGTGACGCGATATAAATCTTTGCTCTCATACCCTATCTGATACATTGCTTCGCCTTGTGGCACGATTCTGACCTCTTCCACGACACCTGTTCTTGGATGTGTATAGTTAAATCTTGCGATGCCAGATAGTGTGGTATAGACAAAAGTTTCTAATGTACCTACTTGCGTATCGGTAAGAATATAAGACACACGCAAAGTATCTGGCAGTAAACTTCTACGGCGCATCTTTGCAGGTCCAGCATCCATTGGAGTGATGAGAATATTCAGGTTCTTATCCTCTGAATAATCTGTCAATGGTCTCGCTGGCAATGTAGCAGGCCATGAATATGATGCTGCCATTATCTTCTCGCTAAAGCAGGTTTAATACCAAAGGTAGAACGTACAGACATATTTGCATCGCTGCCATTCCTTCTAATTTCCGATGCAACAACTTCGCCGATCTGCACATTAATTGCTCTGTTGCCGCGACTATCCTTTACTTCGCTTGTCTTAACTTGTGTTCCAGAATAATTATTGATGTTGACAGAAACATTACCACCGCCCATCGCATTATTCGGAATCATTGTGCCATTGCTAATTGGCTTAAACAATTCTGGTCCACGTTCGCCAACTAAGTAAGTTGAACTCGCATTAACCATCCCGCCGTTTGCTCGACCTGTAAATGCATAACTTGAGGACATGTTGTTTACAGGAGTGCTATTGGTTGTTATTCCTGCGCCACCAGTTTTACCAAAGTTAAAACTCATGTTGCCAATTGCACTTTCGATTGCATTAGCAAATGGATCAGTCAATGATTTACGAACGATGATTGCAAGAATGTCTTGTAGCAATCCTTTTAAGATGCTTTGAAAATCTTTAGCTTGCAGAATTGCTTGCTCAAAAGATGATGTTAATGTTTGACCCATTAATTTATAGGTCTGCTTTAGATCATCTGCGCCACGTTTTGTGTTGTAGATTTCGTCATGCTGTTTAATGAGTGCTTTACTGATACGATCATTGACTTCGGCTTCTTCATATCCAGCATCAATTAACTCTTGACGTAACCGCAACAAGTCCTCTTGCGATGCTGCAAATTGTTCATTCTGTGTATTTGTATCTGAGATCAATTGCTTATAGCGCTCTTGCAATTGATTCGATCTTTCTAGCTCTTTATTTTCTTCTTCTTTCCTAGCCTTCGCTTCGCTGATCATGGCGATATATTCATTCATCAAAGTAATTTCTTCTTGAGTCGCGCCAAGAGATTTTGCTTTGATAACAAGCAACTCATCTTCTGTCATGCCGAGCGAGTTGTAGCTTTGAATCAAATCTTGTAGAACTTGATTCAATTCTTCTTTCTTCTTTTTTTCTTCTTCGTAATTTTTAATGTAACTTATTTGTTGTTCAATACTTTTAATAATTTGCTGACTAGCACCAAGACGCTCTAATTCAATAACAGCTAACTCACCTTGAGTTTTTGTCAGTTCATTGTAGGATTTATTTTGTGCTTCAACAATTTGCTGAATTTTCTTTTCATTCTCTTGTTGCGCTACGAGTTCTTTTTTCTGAGCGATAAGACTTGTAATTTGATCTATCTGTTTTTGATTCGCACCAAAAGTCTTTGCATCAACAAGTAGCAAAGCCTCTTTACCTTTGACAAGTTCATCTATTTCCCTTGTCTGCTGTTTAATTAGATCAGCAAGTTTTTTTGCATTATCGGTAGCAGTCTTATCTGCTTCGCCTGTCATTTTTATTTGACGCTTCGGCGCAGCCGTTACTGGCTCATCTTTCTTAGGTGATCGCGCTTCTTGTAATGTCTTATAGTAAGTAAGTAACTTTTCTAATTCTTTTATCTCGTTACGCATTGTTGCGGCAGCACGAGGGTTTGATCTGCCTAATTTCTCAGCTTCTTCTTTTGCTTTTGTAATCTCTTTAGTAAGGCTTGCGACTTGTTGATCAACGCCCTTAAATGGATTCGTTAAACCCAACCCTAGTTTTTGAGTAAAACTAAGTTGTGCTTTTTCTGCTGCAATGATTTCCTCCATGTATTTATTCAATACAGGAATAATGTCATTAGCAATGCTCTTGGCAAGACCACCAAAAGATGTTTTAAGCCGATCTAAATTGTCATTGAATATCGCAGCTTGTTTGGCAGCTTGAGGTGTAATAACCCCACCTAGCTTTTCCAATTCAATACCCATGTCTTGGATGCCCTTGCGACCTCCATTTAAGAATGGGATTAGTTCTGCGCCAGACTTACCAAAGATAGATGTTGCAATGGCAACCTTACCAGCACCATCTTCATATTGCGTAAAAGCATCTGCAATGTCGTACAGTAATTGCTCTGTAGATTTTAGATTGCCAGCAGAATCTTTGACAGATACGCCAATGGTTTTGAATGATTCATTAGCAGACGCACTACCGGATGCAGCTTCAACAGCGGCTTTGCTGAGTTTGACTAATGAAGTATTAAGGCCATCAATATCTACGTTAGAGAATTTTGCAGCATAAGCTAATTTAGAAAGCGTATCAGCAGCGATGCCAACCTTTTCTGACATATCATCCATTCTATCCATTGCATCAATTGATGCCTTGATAAAACCGACAAACATATCAGCAGACAATACCGCGGCAATTCCCGCTGCAAGTGTCTGTGCGCCACCATACATCTTATCGAAAGTCTTTTGCGATGTAGCAGCAGCACGTTCCATCGCTACTCTGAACTGTGCCGTTTCCGCAGTAAGATTAACGACTAAATCTGCTAATGCCATTTATTTCTTCCTTACTATACGGTTGGCAAATTGCGCTCTTAAGACTTCAGATGCTTTGGGCTTTTCAGGTTCTTGCAATTTGAAATAGGCAATCCATTCGCTTAGTTCTGCGCTGTCCATTCTCCTTAGCATTTCCCCGACCGGAATGCCTAGCTTCAAAGCTAGATCAAAATAAAATAAACGCTCCGGTCGGTTCTTTAGTTTTTTTTCAGGTCATCCAATTCTGATTCGGTAAGCCGATTCAATCTTTGGGCAACCTTAACGCAACGCTCTAATGCGGCAACAGACTTTTCACCGAGGGCGATTACATCATCCTCAGCAAATAGTCGATTACCTTTTTCATCTACAGCAGTTGCTACAACCAATCTTGCTCTTACGTTAATCAATGCACCATCTTTTGATTGCACCAGATGTTGTTCCCAAGCATCTCTTGCGTATCCTGTCATCGTGCTAATGATTACTTCACCTCCCCACTCTGGAACTTTGACAACCTCTTTTTTTAGATCGTCAGCCTTCAGAATGGCATCTCTATTTAATATCGCCATAAATTAAGTCTCAGTAATTGAACCAGTCACTTCCAAAGTTACGTTAGCTTCAACCACACCATCAACAGCACCAGATACAGAGAAGCCTGTAATGTATGCGCTGAATGACCAAGTAGTCGGCGATGTATCAGTAAAGATCAACTGAAACGGAGTAAGTGTGCGAGCAGCACGATTGGTACGCAGCAAGTCATGCTGAGTATCATCCGGCAGATAGTTAATTACAAAGCTAAGTTGGCCTTCATCTTGCAAGCCCATACGCTTTTCTTTTGCTGTAGACGATAGATCAGTTACGTCAATCACAGCAGCAGATCCACCCGGACCAGTGAAAGACTTCACTTCTTTGATGGTTGTATAAGTAATCGGCGATGCGCCAGTCCCGATTTTAAGCAAAGTGCCTTGTGCTTCAATTGCGTTCGTTGACATTTACTGCTCCTTTCTATTTGCGCCAGACATAATAATCCTGTGTAACTCTGTAGATTGTTACATCAGGCTCGAAAAAATCCTCGTCAGTTTGCAGTAGTCCCTTAAATGCTGCCGCTTCCATTGCTGTTCTAACGGATGCCGCCAATGTTCGCGCTGCGGAATAAGTCTCTGCATAACTATCAATTTGAAATCTTACTAAATCAATTGTTGCACCACCATTCAATGTGTTTTCAGGTGTGCTAGAAATCCTTGTGTATATGATTGAAGGATAAGAAGGATTTTCAGGCATGAGTAATGGATAGCATCTGTTAGATACCAATCCCTTCAATGCGTTAAAAATATCTTCTTCAATCATTTTCTGTTGTATTTTTTCTCAAGTTTTTTGATCGACTTGCCTAAATTGGTTTTAATAGAATTAACAACATCTACTCTTGTCGATTCAAATGCTGGTCTGATAAATGGTCTGGCTGGCATAAACTTAGTTCCAAATTCTATGAATCGCCAATAAAATGCCGCCCCATCTGTTTCATATCTTTGACCAACTCTATTTAGTTGTCTATTACGTCTAGTGTTTGCATATTTTCTTTTTTTGCCATTTCGCACACCAACAACATAAGTTGCTCTACCTACATCAGACTTGGACTTTGAAAAAGCAGCATATACGTTATCTCTTAATTTTCCGGTCTTTACAGGTGCTTTTGCAATGATTTCATTCTTCAAAATCTTTGATGACTTGGCAATAGCACCTCTTAATTCTTTTCGTTGTAATTCAAGCGGCAATTGCTTAAGAGCATTATCTAGTGCTTTCAAGCCATCCACTTTCATTCCAATCATTATTCAGGCCTCTTGACGGTAATCTGCAATCCCTCACGGCGTTTTAATTCCGCGATGTGCTGGATATCATACGCCACACCTTCATACAAAATACGAAATTTTTCGTTAATTCCTGCAAGCCAGCGAATAGTTATTCTCAAAGTTGCTTCTGGCAAAACTTGTCCAGCAGTTATTAATTCCCTACCTGACAATGGAATGACCTCTGCCCATACCTCTGCAAAATTAGAAAATGACACAACAATTTCCCCAAATGAATTTTGGGTTTCAGTTGGTTGCTGAATAGTAATTCTGCGGTCTAGGCTTCCGGCTTTCATGGCTATAGCCCGATGTTAATGCGATGCTGCGACAGTAGATGCATTGCGCCTAGAGGTATCTCGTTGACAATGTTGCCTACATTGATTGCCTCACGATTGGCATACAGATGCCCTATATTGAGCAGCATGGCTTGATTAATGCTCTTAGGTATAGGATTGGTGTTCGGGCTTACATTGTCCGTATAACCCGCATTAAACGTAACTGTGACCGCATTCGGTTGCTGCCTTGTATCAGGCCATTTCTCGTTATAGTTTAGATTGATGACCGATGGCTTAGTCACATTGTCTAAAGTATATTTTGTAGATGAGAAAGTTTGCGTTGCCCCATTGGTGTCAACATAGGAAATTGACGTAATAGAATTTACTTTTGAAATCTGTAAATTTATTTCTGCGTCAGGGAAACGATCTAGCGTCAATGTATAAGTCTGATTCGCTATTGCCAATCCAGTATATTTTTCAGCAGATTCCCTAGAGGCAGCAATCAATGC